AGGTGGAACGCGGCCAACGCGGTCGCGGTTCAGGACGCGAACGAGAACCGGCGTCTCGACAAACGCCGGAGCCGGGAACGGATCGATGGGCTCTCGGCGGCGGTCGACGCGATGAAGGCGCGCACGTGGCCGGGCGTCCCGAGCGGCGTCCCAGCGGTCTACTTCTGGCCGGACGAGGATGATGGATAGTGCGTAGTGCTATCGTCCGCGGGACGGTTGAAGCGATCGGCGGCGGTTGTCTGATAGCAGCCGGCTGGATCGCCGGCGTCGTCGAGGGGCTCGTCGTTACCGGCGTCGTCCTGATCCTCGCTGCCACCTTTGGCGGCGTCCCGCGGAGGCCGTAAGGCGATGACGATCACGGCGAGCATCTGGACGAGCACGGTTGGCTTCCTGACGGGACGGTATGCCGACGACAACCCGGCGCTCGTCGAGCGCGGCGCCGGCGGCGGATCGTCGTTCTACCTGGACTCCGGCTCGCCGCGTGGCGCCGTCCCGTACAACGATGGGCTGGCGACGACGATCACGGCCGTCTATCGCTCCGTCCAGCTCATCGCTTCGACGATCGCGAGCTTCCCGTTGCACGTCTATGAGAAGCAGGCCGACGGGAGCCGTCAGCGCGTCGAGTATCGCCAGGACACCTACCTCTGGCTCAGGCCAAATCCCGAGGTCACGAGCACGACCTTTTGGGAGACAGTCATCGGCCACGAGGTCCTGTCGGGGAACGCCTACCTCTGGGTTGTCGACCGCAAGGACGGCGGACGCGAGCTCTGGCCTATCGAGCCGCGGCGTGTGCGCGTCGGCCGGGACGCCGACGGCGACAAGTTCTACACGATCGACGGGCGCGAGGCGCGCTATCGCGACTACATCGTTGGCGGCGACCTCGTCCACATTCCCGGATGGGGCTATGACGGGCTCCAGGGCGTCTCGCCGATCCGCCAGTTCGCGCAGACGCTGGCGTTGACGAACGGCGCCGAGGAGTACGCCGCGAGGCTCTTCACGCAGGGCGCGCTCAACCGCGGCATCCTCCAGACGGACCTCGCTCTGGACGCCGACACGGCGCGCGAGATCGCCGACCGCTTCACGGCCGCGAACCGCGGGATGCAGAACGCGCACCGCACGGCGATCATCGACCGCGGCCTGAAATGGCAGGCGACGAGCATTAACCCGGAGGACGCGCAGATGCTGGCGACGCGCCAGTTCCAGGTCGCCGAGGTGGGGCGCATGTTCGGGATACCGGAGCATCTGATCGGCTCGCACGACAAGACGTCGTCCTGGGGCCAGGGGCTCGAGGTCAACAACCAGGCGTTCATTTCCTACACGCTCCAACCGCATCTGATCCGCTTCGAGCAGGCGATCGGCGACGAGCTCCTGCGCGGCCTGCGCTACGTGAAGTTCAACACCGGCGGCTTGCTCCGCGGCACGAACCAGGAGCGCGCCGCCTTCTATGAGGTCATGCAAAGGCTCGGCGTCTACACGATCAACGACATCCTGGCGCTCGAGGACATGGCCGGGATCGGGGAGCAGGGAGACGCGCGCCTCGTCCCGCTGAACATCGGCCGGCTCGACGAGTCGGGGACGCCGGTTGGACCGACGCCTCCGGAGGCACCGGCGCTCCCGGCCCCTGTCGCCTAGTCCGCTTCCGGCAACCGTCCCTGGCACCAAAACGCGCGCCGTCGAGAGCGGTATCGAGACGCGCGTCCTGGCGTTAGATGGGAGCCAAGAGCTCCACACCCTGATCGTATACTCCGCGCGCAATGGCTACCGCTACCGTCCCCCTCGGCCCTGCGGTCGTGAACATCACCGGTGTGCGCGCCGGCGACAGGAATCTGTTTCGTGTCTCGCTGACGCAGGCCGGCGAGGCATGAGCCGGACGGCGGGCACGGTGGACATGAAATGCCCGGGCTGCGGAGGTTTCCTGGCCGAGGTCACGGACTTTGGCCGGGCCGTTTGTCGGGAGTGTGGATGGGAAGTAACGGTCCGTTCGAAGACCGAGCGAATGCGCAGGCAGATTGACGGTGATTCGCAATCGCGTCCATTCTTAGCGCCGACGAATCACGGTAAAGCGGCCCCGTAGCGGGCCAGGGACACGGCCCTCGCGCCAGATTTCGGGCCACAGGCGCAAGACGGTGCTCGTGACTCCAGAACGTGCGACGGCTCCCGAGTTCAAAGACATTCGCGCGACGCTGAAAGCGGACGAGGACGGCGCCTTTCGCGCCGTTTTTAGCACCTTCGGCGTCGTCGACCTCGACGGCGATGTGACGTCGCCGGACGCCTTCACGAAGGGCGCCGAGGTCTGGATCTGCGCGTGGGGCCACAACTGGGGCGAGCCTCCCGTCGGCGTCGGCGTGATCGACGCGGACGAGACGGCCGCCTGGGTAGACGGCCGCTTCCTGCTCGAGACGCCGCAGGGCGAGGCGCACTACCGCACTGTCAAAGCCGGCGGCTCAATCCAGGAATGGAGCTACGGCTTCCAGGTGCTCCAATCCCACAGCGATACCGTCGATGACGTGGAGGTCCGCGTGCTCGACGAGATCCAGGTCTTCGAGGTCTCGCCGGTGCATCGCGCCGCCGGGATCGGCACCCATACCGAAGCCATTAAAGGGCTTACGTTCGCGAAGCAATCGGACATGGCGCTTACTGCCGTCCGCGACTTCGTCGAGCGCGCAAAGGCGCTTACTGCTCTGCGCGAGAAGTCCGGCCGGACGCTTTCGTCCGTCAACCGGGACCGCCTCAACCGCCATCTTGATGTCATCCGCGAGGTCGCGTCGGACATTGAGGAGCTCCTCGCTTCGACGGAGCCGGCGGACGACCCGGCCAAAGCCGCCCTGGTGGATGTCACGGAGCAATGGCTCCGCTACCAGGCTATTCGCGCCCGGGCGCTCGGCGTCCCGGTCTAGGAGCAGACGTGGAATCCTCAGCATCCCTGCAGCACCAGCTCGACGAGAAGCGGGACGAGCTCGCCGCGGTCTTCGCGCAGTATCCCGACTTGAAGGCGATGCCGGCGGAGGTCGCCGAGCAGATCGCGCCGCGCAACGACGAGCTCACGGAGATCGCCGGCCGGCTCGAGGAGGTGAAGCGGATTGAGATGGTCCGCGACAGCGTCAGCGGCTCGCGCAAGGCTGGCGGGCGCCGGCCTCCGAACGAGGGCGATCCCGACAGCGGCTCCCAGGCGCGCGGCCTCGGCGCCATCCTGCGCGAGTCGAAGGCGTACGAATCGTTCCGTCGCGGCGACGTCAAGACGGCCTCGCTCGAGCTCGACGGCGTCGAGATGAAGACCCTGATGACGCTCACCACGATCAACAACCCGGCGACGCGCGGACCGATCGTCCCGATGGCGCAGGACGAGACGACCGTCAGCGACCTCCTCCTCCAGGGCACGACGGACAACAACACGTTGACCTACATGGAGGAGACGACGCTCACCAACAACGCGGCGACCGTCGCGGAGGGCGCGGCCAAGCCGGAGTCGGCGCTCGCCTTCACGGAGCGCACCGACAACGTGCGCAAGATCGCGACCTGGATTCCCGCTACGGCCGAGCTCCTCGCCGACGTCGCCGGCATCCAGAGCTATATCGAGGGGCGCCTCGCGTTCATGGTCCGCCGCGAGGAAGAGGATCAGGTCCTCAACGGCTCAGGCACGGCACCGGATATCCGCGGCATCCTCAACCGCTCCGGCATCCAGACCCAAGCGAAGGGTGCCGACCCGATCCCGGACGCCGTTTACAAGGCGATCACGAAAATTCGCGTGACCGGCCAGGCGGAGCCGACGGCCTACGTCACCCATCCGAACGACTGGCAGGAGGTCCGCCTCCTGCGGACGACCGACGGTATCTACATCTGGGGCTCGCCGGCGGAGGCCGGTCCGGAGCGCATCTGGGGGCTCCAGGTGCGGCAGACGCCGGTCATCGCCGAGGGCACCGGGCTCGTCGGCGCCTTCACGCCGCACGGCCAGATTTTCCGGCGCGAGGGGCTGACGATCACGCTGAGCACCGAGCACAGCACGTACTTCGTGGAGAACAAGGTCGCAATCTTGGCTGAGCTTCGCCTCGCCTTAGTCATCTATAGACCATCCGCTTTTTGCACCGTCACCGGAATATGACCGGTGACTAGCATCTAGTTCGAGGCTCGCCCCACAAGGGCGGCACCGTCCCGCCCGGCGGAGTTTCTCAGCGGATTCGCCGCCGGGCCGGGAGAAACCGAAGGAGATCCGAAATGGTAGTTATCGGTGGGACGCTGGGACCGATCGTTATCGCTGGCGCGCCAGGCGCCGGGACCGATGCCGTTCAAACGCTCACGTTCGGCGGTACGCCGACGGGCGGGACGTTCGTCCTCACCTTTGAGGGATTCAGGACGGCACCGATCGCGTGGTCGAGCGTCAATGCGACGCTCATCGCCGCCATCGACGCGGCGCTCGAGGCGCTCGCGAATATCGGCGCCGGTGGCGTCGTTACCGCGGTCGGGACGATGACCGCCGGCATCGGGACCGCGACCGTGACCTTCTCCGGCGCCGCGATGGCGAAGCGGACCGTCGGAACGATCGTGGCGGACGGCGCGCTCCTCACGGGTACGACGCCGACGCTCGCCGTCGCCAATACGACTCCAGGCGTCGAGGCGACCGGTGCCGGCGCCGCGAAGGGCGCACTCCTGATCGACACCACGACTCCCGCCGTCTACCAGAACAGCGGTACGCCGCCGGCGGTTACATGGGCGAAGGTCGGGCTCCAGACTTAACGAATGCGGGCGGAAACCTTAAGTCGCCCGGCCAGCATGAAAGTTTTTAGAGAGGTCGCTATGTCTGAACGAGAGATCCACATCGACGACAAGTCCGGCAACCGCGTCCCGCGGGACCGGACAGAGGGCGGCGCGATCATCCTCCGCGGCGAGGCGGCGGACGAATGGCTCGAGGCGCATCCCGACCAATCGCTCCCTGAGGACGAGGCCGAGGAGGCGCCCGTCGAGGCCGAGCAGCCGCCGCTCGAGGAGCCGGCGCCGGAGGCCGAGGAGAAGGAAGCCGCGCCCGTCGAGGACAAGTCCGCGGGCAAGTCGCGCAAGTAGGACGGGAGGCCGGCCGCTGAACCTCTACGCGTCCCTGGGCGAGTACAAGCTGGCGTCCCGGCTCCCGGCCGGCGCCGACACCGTCCGCGACCCGGCGCGCCTCCTCGCGCTCGACGCGGCGAGCCGGAGAACGGACCGCGAGACGGGGCGCGTCTTCTACACGTCCCGCGAGGCGCGCCTCTACGACGGCCTGGGAGGGAACGTCCTCTACCTGGACTGCGACCTCCTGGGCGAGCCGACCGTAGGTCCGGCGGACGGCGACGCGCTCGTGGCGGATGACGGTTACTACCTGTATCCGATCGCCTCGCCGCGCAAGCGCCGGATCGACTTCGGCTCCAGCGTCTCGGGGCGGCGCTCCCTCTCGATCTCCGGGCTCTGGGGCTACAGCGACGACGTCGAGCTGGTCGGCTCCCTGGGCGCCGTCGGCGCCGATAGCTCGGCGACGGCGATCACGATGGCGGCGAACCACCGGCTGACCGGCGGCGAGACGATCCGAATCGAGGCCGAGGACCTGTACGTCTCCGCCGTCTCGTCGAACGCTCTAACAGTCGTGCGCGGCGTGAACGGTTCAGCGGCCGCTGTTCATGCCGCGGCCACGCCGGTATACCGGCGTGTCTTCCCGGCCGACGTCGTCGAAGCCGTGATCATGGAGGCGGGTCGCATCCTCCGCGATGCGGAAACCGGCCAGTCGGCCGACTTCGGCGCCGCCGACCAGGGCGGCTATCCCATCGGGAACTTCGCCCTCGTCCGCTCGACCTGGAACACCTACCGCATCCAGGTGACGGGCTGATGGCGAAGGGCGTCTCCCTGAAGATGGACGTCGAGGGCATGCCCGAGCTCAAGCGCGCCCTCAAGGAGATCGGCGAGAAGGACGCGCCCTTCCTCGCCGAGGCCATGGAGACGGTCGGCCACGATCTCGAGGCGAACGTTGCTGGCCGCGCCCCCGGCTCGATGGGCGGGAAGACCCAGTTCGTCGGTGTGAAGGGTGCCGGCGCCTCCCAGCGGGCGGTCGTCAGCGTCCGCCATCCCGGCGCCGCCGTGCGGGAATTCGGCAGGGGCCAGATGACGATCAGCGCACGGCGGAAGAAGGCCCTCAGCTGGCCCGGCGCGCGCCATCCCGTTCGCCGCGCCCACCAGGCAGGCCGTCCGCCCAGGCCCTTCATCGGGATCAAGGCCGGCAACCTCGCCGTCGGGGCGACGATGGACGAGGCGCCGTCCATCATCGGCCGCGCCGTCGAGCGCGAATGGGCGCGCCTCACGGGGGGCGGCTGATGGCGATTGATACCCCGGCCGTTCTAGAAAGGCTTCGCGAGTTGATCGCACAAGTCGATGGTATCCAGGGTGCCTATGTCACGGCACTCGGTGATGAAAACGGGATCCCAGGCGGCCTGCCGGTACTTCCTGCGGCTCTCATCCGTGAGGGGGCAACGACTCAATACATCCTGTCGGTGGGCCAGCATCGAAAGACGTATGAGGTCGAGATCCAGCTGTTCATGCAGGCGGGCGAGTCGGCGATAGCGCACGCCGCTCTCGCCCCCATTCAGCAAGGCGTGATGGGGATCCTCCAGAGTCACGTGGCTCTCGGAGGCCTTTGCAACCTTTGTGTTGTCGATCGTGACAGCGGGGACATAGGTCTTGATTACGCCGGGAAGTCGTACGCCGGCCGCGTCCTAACGCTGCGTGTCTCGGAACAGGCCAACGCAATACCAGCCTATGGGAGTGAGTCATGAAATTGACCTACGTCGGCGACGCGCCGGAATACGGGCTCGTCCCTCTCCCCGAGGGCTGGCCTGCGGCGGACCATGAGGAGCCGGACGAGGACCTGGCGAAAGCCAAGATCGAGTCCGGCGCTTACAAGCAGGAGACGGCGAAGGCCGCCGCCGCGAAGACGAAGGAGTAACCAGTGGCGACTGCTTTGCGACAGTTCAATCGCCTCCAGGTAGGGCGCGAGACGACCAAGGGGACGCTGGTAGC